AAGAAGATTGCCGTTGGAGCTTACATCTGCTCAGTTATGACAGGCATCTTATTTGCTCTTATTTATGCCACGTTCTCAGTTTGTGGCGTTTTTGGACTTCTCCCTTATGTAGCAATCACTATCCCCGTTTGGAGGTGGATTGATGACATCAACGAAGCAGAAAGAAATTACCGCAGACGTGAGCGTGCTCGCAAAGCTCTTTGAGAAATTCATGATTGCTTCTGCAGAAGCTCAAAGAGAGCTCGCAGAGAAGACAGGAACCGTCAACGGCTCACGCTCACTTAATGCAGCAGTGCTTGCAGGACTGCCACCACAGCTTGCTTACACGATTGCTCAAACGTCTAAATACTCTGGTATTCCAGGCTCAATGCTAAGAGCCGAGCACAAGGCAGGAGCACTCAAGTTTATTAAGCCAGCAGGACAAGAGCGGGGCTACATGATTACTTGCGAAGAAATGGATAGATGGCTTGCTGACTCAGTCAGCTAAGAAAGGATTGGACATGAACAAAGAAGAACGTGAGCTGTTAGTTGAAAGAGTTGCATTCTTAACGGCTCTACAGAAAAAGGTCAAGGAGCACCTTGACGCACACGCAACAGACAACCTGCGCACACAGCTTGATGACGAGCTTAAGAACCTTTACGTGCAAATGGGAGTGTCCAAGCTTGACCTCAAAGTGAACGGCAAGAAGGTTGGCACAGTGTCCGCCAGGCTATCAAAGCCAAAGGTTGAGGTTGTACCCCAGGTTAAAAGTGTTGCTGAGTTTGTTGACTGGATCATGACAAGCGACTCTGGCATTGACACGCTCACCCGCCTTATCACGCTTTACCCAGACAAGGTGCTGGAGTGTGCTACTCAAGACGGCGAGCTTCCAGGTGGCTGTGAAATGGTTAAGCGTGAAGTTGCTGAGTCCTGGCTTGGCACCACACTTCGAGTTGACGCTGACAAGGTAGCAGACGCTTACCAAGGACAGCTACCGCAACGCATCTACGGACTTCTTGGAGATGGTGAGAATGCCTAATTACAAGAACTGTCGAGACGCTAAGACAGCTGAAGAGTATCTGCTTAAATGCTTATTCCAAGCTGAAGATGAGCGAGACAAAGCAGTTGCTTATTGTGAGGGCGTTCGTGAAGCTGAAGAAGCACGCGTTAAAGCAGCTGAAGAAGCTCAGAAAGAGTTTGAGGAGAAAGCCAAAAACACTCCAGTCTTTGAAGTAAAAGAGACAAAAGCTGTTAAATATGTGGCTGCTGATTCGTACAGGCTTTACAAAGAGGACTATGGTTTGGCAGATGTTGACGTGCTTACTAATGCTCTCAACCTTGATGATGATGGCTTATATGAATGGGCACTTAAAACATACAGTGGAGAAAAGAGTTGGTATACTACTAGACCTATTGAGCGTACTGAAAAGACGTTTGATTATGTACTTGCATTCTCTAGTGATAGTGATGACTCTCTATACACATTTGTCTCTGATGAGAGTTCTCCTGAATACTTTTACGAGCTCAAGACAGGCGATATAGAACTAGGAGAATTTTGCCCAATTGCAAAGGATAAAGAGTTTAAAGCTCTTGCAATTACCACATTACGCGAAGCACTGAAAAATGCTATTAAAACGCTTAATGAAAGGGCTGGTAAAGATGCTAACTAAAGAAGAACGTACAGCAATCGAAATAAGGATAAAGAGTGTTTATAGTTTTAATTACGCTGCATTTTACGAGTCAATAACAGGGGAGCGTCTACCTAGCGAAACGTCAGTTCGCGATGACTTGGAAAAACTTTTTCCTATTGTCCTAGACCTATGCGACACATCAAATATGCTTGAACTACCGCTTGATAAAGACGGTGAGGTTATCCGAGTAGGAGATACGGTATATATCGGCGACGGTATAAAGTATGAAGTCGCTGGATACATGATGCGCGGTAATAGCACAGAGGTTATTTTGGCAGCTAGCACAGAACCCGTGTATACAAAAGAACCTGCGAACAAACTCACCCACAAAAAACCAGTAACAATCAAATCGCTTGCGCAGCGCATTAAGCATGTCTTAGAAGATGAAGCTACTTCGATAGGCGTTAGCCCTTACGTTGAATTAGGGCGTATCGCTGAGCAGCTTGAGAGTCTAGGTGATAGCAATGACTAACCGTGAAGAGGTAGCGGAGAAGCTACGCGCAAAGCACAAAGAGCGTACCATGCCAGGGTTCTTTGAGCCACAAGACGTATATTTCCACACCCTTAATTACCTCAAAGACCTTGAAGAGTGTCTCCCGGACGGCGAGAGTGCTTTTACCGTGTTAGCCGATCTTATCGACCCTACATGCAAGCCGGTTGAAGCTGGCAACAACATCGTCTGCTCCGAGTGCGGAGCTGACTTATACGACGATGACTTGTATTGTCCTCATTGCGGAGCAAGGGTGGTGAGTGATGAAGCCTAACAACTTCCGCATTCCCGTTGTAACTGAGCGCAAGTCAACAGCTGATGAACTGTTCTTGAAAGCGTTGAGAGCAAAGCATGAGTGCATTATCGGATATGTGAGTGCTGGTTGCAAGTGGAATTACATTCCTTTACAAGATTGTGAGAAAGAGTTTAACGAAGCAATCGAGCATTACAAGAAGCTGGCGTGGAAGGAGGAGCGATGAATGACTTTAACGCAGCAATGGACGCTATAGAAAAGCACGCACAACTTGCATATCTCTGCAACGGTGATGAGCTTAGCGAGAAAATAAGAGATAAGAAAGTTTATCTCTCAGGACCAATAACTGGTGTGAAGAACTATAAAGGTTTGTTCTTATTTACCAGTAAGCTTGTCAAAATGTGTGACGCTAGTCAGGTTTTTAATCCTGCGTTGCAAATCCCAGACAGCCTTGGCTACGGAGAAGCAATGAAACGATGTATAAGAGCACTCACGGATCATGACACAATCGTGATGTTGCCAGATTGGAATGTTTCTCAAGGCTCAAAAGTTGAGCATGAAGTTGCTCGTGCTTGTGGCATGGATGTTATTTATCTCGCTAGTTATGCTGTTGTTAGCGATAGGTACAACTTCATGAAGAATGAACTTGCGAGACTTCTATGAGTAAACAGAAACAGAAAGGCACAGCATTTGAGCGTCAAGTCGCAGAGTATCTTAGCTCACGCTTAGGGGCTGGCATTGAGCGCAGAACCACAGCTGGCATACATGACCGAGGAGACATCGCAGGGGTGTTTTTTCGCGGTCTTCCAGTCGTTGTTGAGTGTAAGAACTGTGCTCGTATGGAGCTTCCAAAGTGGCTCAAAGAAGCAGAGGTTGAACGTGGAAACGCGGACGCAGAGTTCAGCTTAGTAGTCCACAAGCGCAAAGGAGTTGGCGAGAAAAGCTTCGGTGATACCTACGTCACAATGACGCTTGAGACGCTCGCAGCCATGATTGCGGGCAAACACGATTTACTGCAATAAATACTTATTTTGGAGATGAATAAATGACAATTAACCTTGGTATTCCGCAAATTATTTGGCTTGTTATGGCTATCTTTGGGCTAATTTACGAGATCGTCAACCACGAAAAGCCACATGTGCCGCACAATGCCTACACTTTCGCGATTAGTGTGGTTATTTCTTTCTTGCTGCTTTATTGGGGAGGCTTTTTCGGATAAATACCGATTTATTTAATTCCATATTTTTAATAATTGAATGGAAAGGAGACCACATGGGTACTGCAGACATTGTTGTTTTGGTTTTCTGCATTCTCGCTGGTATCGCTTTTGTAATTAGCGATTAAATTACTTATTTCCCCATTTATCACAACCTAATAGAAAGGCTTTAACCATGAAGAAACTTCTTCAATGGCTGGCTATCTGCGTCTTTGCGGTGCTGGTATTTGTGCCAGCTCTCGCACAGGCTCAGACAGTACCAGTCCAGCTTACAAGCTTCCAAGTAACCAATCTAGAGAAGCAACCAGTCAACTCAGTTGGCTTGCACTCGAAGTTCTACATGAACATTAACTGGGATGCCACAGGACAGGAATTGCACAACGGCGATTCATTCGACATCGAGCTTCCAACTTTTCTGCGCTTCCCAGATGACGCAGCTTCAAGTTTCAACTTATACACGCCAGACGGAGAAGTCTGCGCGGTTGCAGAGATTAACCCGCTTACTCAGACATGCCACGTTACCTTCACAAACTACGTTGAAGGTAAGGACAACGTCAAGGGTTCTATCTGGCTTGCAACATGGATTGGCGAGGATAACGGACTAGATCATGAAGAGCTGAGAATCGTTCAGACCTCTACTGGTCAAGTTGCAACGTTCACAGTTCACACTGAGCGTCCTAACGTGCTTACAGGTGAGGTTATTGCCAAGTGGGGCGTTGCTGACACAGACGCTGACACTATCGAGTGGAAGGTACGTCTTAACGTTAACCAGATGAACCTTACCAATGTCATCCTGGAAGACAGTATTGAAACTGGCTCTTACGTACCCGGTTCTTTCAAGTTCTACCGTGTACGCATGGACGAATATGGCGCAATTGATGACTCTTATGGCTGGAATCGAGTGCAAATCGATGAGCCAACCATTAACGGCTCAACATTCACTCTGAACCTGCACAACGTTATGGCAGACGGTGAGCAGTATTTCCTCATCTATCGCACAACCAAGAACCCACGCATTAAGAACTCCATTACCCTCTACTCAACTGAGAAGCAAGCTTCAAGCGTGTGGACTTATGTAGCAGCAGATTCTGGCGGTAACGGTAACGGTGACAATCGACCACAGCCAACAGAGCCAGAGACTCCACCAACTCCAGAGCCAACACCGACTCCAGAACCAACTCCAGGACCACAGCCACAGCCAACTCCACAAGACAGTGAGCCAGAGCCTAAGCCTGAGCCTGAGCCAGCTAAACCTGCCAAGAAGGTAAAGAAGGCTAAGAAAGCAGCTTTACCAGCGACAGGAGATGACGCAGTTATTGCGGTTGCAGCTGGAGTTGGAACGGTTGCGCTCACATTCATCCTCACAAGCAGGTTTGTAAGGAAGGAGAAGTAATGGACGCAAAGGCAAAAGAGCAAGCCGACAGAGATCGTCTCGAAAAGATGACTATGAAGGAAATCAAGGCAGTCGCAAAGGACGAGGGTATCACTCTTGGATACGACGGTTCAAGAAAGGCTAATGCGATTGGCTTGATTCTTGAGTGGAGACGCTTCAAAGGCTGCTACATGGAGCGGTACTAATGCTTTGCCCTAAATGTCTCAATGAAGGCTGGGGCAGCACTGCCTTTGACCTAGAGCACGATGAGCATGGTTGGCGCATAAGATGCCCTTACTGCAACCATGCTTCCAAGTATTACCCAACTCGTGAGCAAGCAAACATTGGCTTTAAGTTAGATGAAGAAACTGAGCAAGATGAAGCCAATAGAGCCAACTAAGTACGTTGAGCCCAACGCAGAAGACGTGCGACTTATTAGAATCTGGCGCATCGACTTTGACTCGGTCTGCTTTGGACTCTACACGTACACACCAGCTCAATTCCATGCAGTCTATACGGCTGCATGGGACTTCTATCAGCGCAAGCCAACCATGAAGCACACAACAGCTCCTGGCACAGAATACATTGAGTTTTACCACGAATATGTCTGCGTCTATGAGTCAAATATGAAGGACTTCATGGAGTGCGTCAGAGCCAATGGTTTGCACGGCAATTACCACGAAGCCGGACACCCTGAGAAAGAATACAAGTTTTAGAAAGGAGAGATCATGGGAGTATCAGTTCTTGTGCTCGGACACTCTGGCACAGGTAAGTCAACGAGTCTTAGAAACTTTAAGCCTGGCGAGATTGGCATTTTCAACGTAGCTGGAAAGCCACTTCCCTTCCGGGGCAAGATGAGCAAAGTAGACCATCCAACCTATACTCAGATGAAGCAGTCTCTCAAGGCTAACAAGCTCAAAGCATATGTAGTCGATGATGCGAACTACCTCATGGCATTTCAAAGCTTTGCTAAGGCGAATGAGAAAGGCTACGACAAGTTCACGTCTATGGCAGTTGACTTTGAGCAACTCTTGGAAGCTGCCAACAATACAAACGATGACACAATCGTTTACTTTTTTATGCACCCTGACTATGACGATGCAGGAAGACTCAAGCCAAAAACCATTGGCAAGATGTTAGACAATCAACTGTGCATTGAGGGAATGTTTCCAATCGTGCTCATCACAGAGCGTGATGATACAGGCTACCACTTCATCACGCAGACAGACGGCTCAACGCCTGCCAAATCCCCAATGGGAATGTTTGATGAGCTGGTAATTGACAATGACCTCAAAGAGGTTGACAGCACCATCCGTGCTTACTGGGATATAGAAGCACTCGCTTAATTCCCTATTTATTTATCACTATTTTCTAAGGAGAAAAATCATGAAGGCATTCGGTAACTTTGACAAGGTAGTAGCTTCTAACGGCGGTGGCTCTTCCATGCTTGCGCCTGGCGGATATGTTGCAAAGATTGTACGTGTTAAGGACCACACAGACGAGAAGAAGCCTTATCTCGAGTTCGTCTATGACATTTGGAACGCAGAGACTAAGTCTTTTCTTTTCACAGCAGATCTTGCAGACACCACAAACGACTGGAAGCACTCTTTCCGTATCTACTTCTCCAAGGACAATAACTACGGCGTACAGCGTTACAAGGCACTCACAGAAGCAGTTGAGAACACTGCTCAGGGCAAGGGTGCCAAGGCATTCGTCTATGAGGACAAGGACGATGCAGAGCAGACGCTCGTTGGGAAACTTCTTGGAGTTGTCATCCGTCATCGCTCTTACGTCAATAGTGAGGGCAAGGTTAAGACAGCTGTTGATGTCAACGCATTCATTCCTGGCAAAGACGCTGCAGAAGGCAACTTTGACCAGAAATATGCTGAGCCTTACGAAGCTGATGAAGTCAAAGATGCACGTGACAATGCAGACAATGCAGTCATTGACGCTCCTGCACCAGCTGTTGAGCTTGCAGACGAGGATTTGCCATTCTAATGGATAGCAAAGAGTGCTCTTGCTGCCATAGAGTGCTACCCCTTTCGGAATTTAATAAGAACAAAAATAACAATGACGGCTTACAAGATAAATGCCGTCATTGTTTTTCTGAATACAACAAAAAGAGGTATGCAGCAAGACGGGAAAAATTCAAGTCAGATGTCAAAAAGTATCGTGAAGAGAACCCAATGGCTCTTTTTAATACGCGATTAAAAACCTGCTCAAAAAATCCTTCTCGCATGAGAGCATGCAGAGTTATTGAAGCAGCTTTGAACGCGGGAATCATTGAGAGACCTCACAGATGCTTTGGATGTGGATGTAATGATCAAGAACATCGTATAGAAGCACATCATCATGATTATTCAAAGCCACTTGATGTTATTTGGCTCTGCACTCCATGCCACAGGCAAATGGACGCTAGAAGGCGTATCCAAGAGGGGAAGACGCCTTATGGAGTTAAGAAATAACAGCAGCCATGAGGTAAGAGAGGAGGTGGCACGTGGCTGATTATACAGATGGTCTCGGATGGGCAAAGCTGGATACAACAGCTGCGTGCCATCTAGCAGACTGCATGGATATGTTCCGAGGAAGAGCAGCATCTAAAAGAAGAAAGATGTTGCTCTTCTGCTATTCAAAGCTTAACAGTGGCAAAGTGCCTTTCTTCAGACTCGGATACAGGACTATTGCCAAGGCTTGTGGTGTATCCAATGAGGTTGCTAAGAAGTTCCTTACATTCTGTTGTGACAATGAAATATTTGTTGAATTTGAAGAGACAGAAAAGGGCTTAACTCCCAAGCGTACATTCTGGTGGATTGCTGAGGGGTGGGTTCTTCAAAGACCCCACACTGAGGTCGAACCCCCTACTTCTAGACCCCACCACCGAGGTCTAAAACATAGGTCTAAGACCCCACATCAGACTCAGATATATCAGAGTAGGGAGGAAAGCTCTAAAAGCGACCTTTCCTCCCCCGCTTCCTCTGTCTTCGCTGACGCTACGACGGAAGCGGGTCAGATGACAACAGAAGCTCATTACTTGCGTACTGAAGATGTGCAACCACGAGAGGACGCAATAGAAGTCCCACAGGCTGAGTTTGACGCTCAAGAGGAAATCTTTAGGCAAGGCATTCAAGAAGCACTCGACAATATCGAACAGTCAAAAGCAAGAAAGATTGACTGGGAGTGGCACTTGTATAGAGAGTCACATAAGCCTGTAGCAGGTGATGGCGCATGACATTTGAATATTTGCGCCGGCTGAACCGCCCAAAGTATGGCTGGGACGTTGAGTGCTATCTTGCAGCCAAAGAGCCACTCAAGACGCACACAATCGCTGATGATGCGCTCTCAGGCGGTCTCATGCCAGGACTCACTATTCTAGGTGGTGTAGCATCCGCTGGTAAATCCTCGCTTGCAGTACATATCGCAACGGAAGTAGCAGAAGATGGAAAGCGTGTTATCTACTTCACGCTTGATGATACGTGGGGCAATATCACCGCACGTTCTATGAGTTGCTGGTCAATAAAGAATCAAGGACTAAAGTCTCAAGGGCTCACGGTTGTCCCCTTTGAGTGGTCCACGGTCATTAAAGGTCCAGGCAATGAGTTAGAGCTGCCAGAAGGTTTGCAAAACCTCTCTGCCTATGCATTCAATGCCAGGCACTCTAACGCTGTACTTGCTGACGCTGCAATCTATGAGGATATGGTTGCACCGAACTTGGCAATCATTGATAACGTAAGCACTACTACAGGAATTGAAGAGATTGTGCGCACCGTCATGGCAGATGGCGATAAGCCAGACCTTGTCATCATTGACTACATTCAGCAGTATCAGACAGGCACTCCAGACATTGACAAGCAAGAATACACACGAGTCTCCCAAGTTGCTACCAATCTTCAAATGCTTGCCTTTGATACGCAGATACCGTTCCTTGTGCTCTCAAGCCTTAAGAAGTTAGACGCAAAAGATGAACCGTCTTTGGACTGGTTCCGTGGCTCTGGAGTTGTGGGTTATGCGTCCTGGGCAGCACTGATACTTACGAAAGGTGAGATTGATACCCCGCAATTCAAAGAGGTGGCACTACACACAGTAAAGAACAAAGCAGGTAGAACTGGCATTTTAGTACCCGCCAAATTAAAGGGTGCCTATTCAACATTTATTCAGAATGGAGGTGTTTGTATTGCCTAAACAGATCAAATATCTTCTATGCCCCTTCACAGGCTCTGAGTGCGCTTCTACGTGTGCCTTGGCTGGAGTTATTGACGATAAGAGAGTTTGCGCCTTAGCGTGTCTCTCAGATAGCGATAAAGCGATATTTAAGCGAAACGCACATGCTCCAAACGTGTCAGAGCGAGAACTACAGAAAGAGGAAATTAGAAAGCGAGCAGAAATGACTCGCTTTCTTTATGAGAAAGGAGAGCTGAAGTGAACGGATTTAGACGCAGCTATGAAGAACTAGATCACTCCCCCTTCACGGAAAAGGAGATTGCAATCATTGAGCGCGAAGTCCCAAAGCATGGTCCTACTTGGTCAGGCTTCAAGCGTCTTATGCCTAATCGCTCAATCACTGACATCAAAGTATTTGCGAGGTCTCGTGGGCTCCAAAGCAAAACAAGTCTTACACGCTCACACAGAATCTGGAGCGAAAAAGAAGACGCACTCATTGTTGCCATTCTAGAGACGCTATCCAAGAAGCTGCAACGTGAGCCACAGATGGTCTGCAACCATGCGTACCGACTCTTTACACAGAGGGAGAAGCTCAATGAGCAAGCGTAGAAAACAAGATGAAATAAATGTTTCATCTCTTTCATCATCTTCAAGAAGAGGGAGACGGACATACCAGTCCTGGACTTGGTCAGAGCTTGAGACGCTTTGGCGAAACCCCTCTATGACTGCCAAGGAACTCCATGAGCTTATTCCAACACATTCTGTGCAAGCAATCACCATGGTGCGCCACCGCTATGGAAGGTATCGCACAAAAGGCATTGTGCCTTTATGCCAGAAGTGTGGACAACACCCTGTGTGGGTTGATGCAGAGGATGCGAAGCGTTGGGGACTCTGTAAGGAGTGTGCGCTTGATGAGCGCGAGTACTTGAGAAAGCACACGCAAGAGCTTGAGCGTAAGCAGAATTTGGAGCGTCAGCTTGCCTTTAAGATGAAGAGGAAGAAGGAGCGAAAAGCAAAGGTCAGACGCATTGAAGACGCAACCACTCACAAACGCAAATCATGAGAAGTATGTGCTTGCTAGAGTCGCTGGCAAGAGTCAGCGACAGGCAATGCTGGAAGCTTATCCTCACCGCTCAAAGTGGAAGCCAGATACTGTTGACCAAGCTGCTTGCAGGCTTGAATCTGACAGCAAGATAAAGGCAAGGCTTCAAGACCTCCAGGAACGCGCTTCAAAGAAAGTAACTATTACCCGTGCTCAAGTCTTAAACGGCATGGGCAAGACGTTTGCAATGGCGCAAGAGTCTATTGCTGACTCAGGCGTGAATCAGACTGCCGTCACTGCTATCTCTTCCATTGGCAGGACTCTTTTAGACGCAATTCCAGAAGATGTGGAAGAAGAAGAGAAGCCATTCGTGGCAGACTTCGCCCTTCTCTTAGCACCACCGTTTCTCTCACTGCATCGTGCAATCGCACAAGACGCAGGAGGTGAATGGTGGCTAAGAGGAGGGCGTTTTTCTTTGAAAAGTTCTACAGTCTCTTTAGAAATCATGCAAGGTCTTATGGAGCACAAGGACCGCTCCGCATTTATCATGCCCAAGATTGGCAAGGACATCGGTGACGGTGTCTTTGAACAGATGCTTTGGGCGATTGACAAGCTCAACATTCGTGACGAGTGGAGAGCATCTAAGAGCCCGTATAAGCTCACGCGCCCTGCAACTGGTCAAGTCATTACCTTCAGAGGTGGTGACCATACACAGAAAACAAAGGCAATCAAGGCACCAAATGGCACGTACTACGCCTATCAATGGTTCTCTGAGGTAGACCAGTTCAACGGCTGGGGAGAACTCCGAACGGTTATGCAGTCTGTCACTCGTGACGCTCCGGAAGGCTCTGTGTACTTCCGTTTCTTTGACCATAACCCTCCACGCTCTCGCGATGCTTGGGTGAATGAGCACGTCTCTACCATGCTCTCGACTCACCCGGAGCGCGTCATTGAGTCAAGCTACTTGGATGTGCCACATGAGTGGATACCAGAGCAGGTTAGAAAAGACGCTGAAGCACTCAAGGAGCTTGATGAGGAAGCATACCGTCATGAGTGGCTGGGCGAGCAGGTTGGCTTTGGTTCTGAGGTCTTTACCCGTGTTGAGGTGAGAGACATCACGCACGCAGAGCGCAAAGAACTTGAGTACCACTTCTATGGCGTTGACTGGGGCTTCTCACAAGATCCATTTGCTTGGGTGAAGATTGCCTATGACGCAAAGACTCGTACTCTCTACATCCTGGACGAGTTTGTGAAGTGTGGACTCTCTAACCAAGACACCGCTGAGCTTGTAAGCGAGAAGCTGGGCAATGCGCTCAAAGACGGTGAAGACGTTATTGAAGACGCTGAGCCATATGCCACGGTGTGGTGCGACAGCGCAGAGCCAAAGAGTATTGCTGACTTCAAAGCCAATGGCATTAACGCTCGTGGTGCGCTCAAGACAGGTGCGCACAACGTCCACAACTCGATTAAGTGGCTGCAGTACCGCGCAAAGATTGTGATTGACTCCGGCTGTACAACTGCAGCGCGAGAGTTCAGCAATTACTCATATGTAATGACAAAGGACAACCAGCTCACAGGGCAGTTGCCAGACGCTGACAACCACACTATCGACGCTGTGCGTTATGCGTGTATGACGCTTATCAATGACAGAAGCTTGACGTAAGAGAAGGGGTCTCACCTTGTCAAAGATTACTATCCAAAAGCCAGAATGGGCACTCAGATACTTAAAGAAGCGTAAGTTTACGCCGGATACCTCAATGGATAAGTTCCAGCAGCTTTGGTGGGGCTGGTTCACGCACGATAATGAGTACTACAAGCAACCTTACATCATCAACAATGGTGCTGACTCGTATGACAGGCTCTCTATTAGTCCAGCTTCAATGGTTGCAAGTGAGATTCCAAGTCTGATCATGAACGAAGGCACAATCCTTTCAAGCTCTGAAGATGCAGTGAATGACTGGTTAGAGCGCACCATTCCTAACTTTGTAGACGAGCAAGCAGAGTTTATCAGTACCGTCTTTGCGCTTGGTGTTGGCGCATGGGTCGCAAACTTCCACGGATACGAGGGCAGCGTCTCGACCAGCATTGATTCGATGAAGGCATGGCAGATTATCCCGCTTCTAGGTAATGGCTGCGCATTCATCTCCAAGGTGACCGTTGGCTCAAAGATGTATGACCAGCTGCAGCTTAGATACTTCAACCAGGAGACGCAGTCTCACGTGGTGGAGACGCTTCTCTTTAACTCGCAGAACCGCATTACTCCTGTTGAGGTTGAAGGTATTACTGGTTTTGTCGATACCAAGCAGCCACTGCCAACCTATACACTCGTAAAGCCTGCTAAGTACAACGCTCATGACGAGCTCACACCTCTTGGCGCATCTGTCATCGAGGACATCTGCGACTCTTGCAGACTGGTAGACGAAGCTTTTAACCAGATGTATTGGCAGGTTAGGGTCTCGCTGCCAAAGATGGTTGTAGATGAGCAAGCCATTGTGCGTGACAGCAAGGGCAATGCAAAGTTTGTCAACACCATGGACCAAATCATGTTTGCACCGATCTCTGCCGGTATTAGTGCAGAGTCACCTATGACGGTCTATAACCCTGACACGCACATTGATGACATGGTGACAGCGTTCAACAATGCTCTTGCTGTGCTGGGATTTAGAACTGGCTTTGGTGCGGGGTACTGGTCATTCACGCTGGGGCAAGGACTCAAGACGGCAACAGAGGTTGTCAGCACCAACGCAACGCTCATTAGAACCATCAGAAAGCATGAGCACTCTATTGAGAACTCGGTAAGAGACCTTGTCCAGGGAGCGTTTGCTGCAGAGTGCGCCATGAATGGCTACAGAGTAGATGAGCCTGTGCCTGTTGACATTCTGTGGGATGACTCGGTTATCTCAGATGACAAGGCAGACCGCGACATGATGAAGGATGACATTGCACGTGGTCTCTGTCCCAAGTGGAAGTACCTCGTCAAGTATCAAGGCATGAGTGAGGAAGACGCAAAGGCATTTACCAGTGAGACTGGCGGTATCGCACTTGACGCAGACCTTGGTGAGTAACCGTGAAACCGACTGAAGAAATCGCTGTGCGTCTCGTAGGGGGCGCACAGTCTGCTTATGTACAGGAACTCTCCTACTTCTTTCTCAACCTGCTTGATGAAGTAGTACGCACCAATGGCGCAGTTATCAGAGGTCGAGTGATTGCAGACTTTGAGCGTCTCTCTAGACTCTCTCGCGAAGAAGCTCTCGCGATCTACTACAAGTACCGTCCCGCAATCGACAAGCAGACACGTGAAGTCTTGAAAGAAGCTCTTAAAAAGACTGATGACACACTTATTGGGCAGTTTGTACGAGCGATGGGCTCACGCCGTCACATGACTAACTTAGCAACTATCATCGCTGCTCAGACGGCACAAGGCATGAATGAGGTCCTTGAGCGTCAAAACATTGCTCTTGCTAAAGACCAAGCAACACTGTGGTATGACGTGACTGCTGAAGCAATCGCCCGTCATCAAGCGGGAGAGCCAACACGAGCCGTTATGGAGCGTGGCGTTACACGACTTGCCAGCTCTGGACTAGAGACGATTGACTACATCAGTGGCACTAAGACAACGATTGACGCAGCTCTAAGACGCCACATTGTTTCCCAGGCTAACCAAGCGAGAAACCGTCTTCTTATGCAACGTATGGACGAGTGGGAATGGGACTTGGTCTTTGTTGATGCACACTTTGGAGCGCGTCCAAGCCACGCAGAGTGGCAAGGCAAAGTGTATTCCAGAAGTGGCAGAAGTACTGAATATCCCTCTCTTGTCGATGCCACAGGGTATGGCACCGTTACAGGACTTTGTGGAGCAAGCTGCTACCACTACATGACACCGTATGTTCCTGGATACTCAGAGCTGCCAGATATGGACTACTCAGAGCAAGAGCGCATCACAGGTATGACCAGTGACGAGTACTACGCAGCCACACAGAAGCAGCGTAGATATGAGCGTCTCATTAGAAGCCAGAAAAGAGAGATCTCTTACCTTCAAGAGGTAAGGGCAGACGCAGTAAAGCAGCGCATTAGGCTTGGTGAGCTGCAAGACAAGCTACGTCAGTTCACACATGACAATCATTTGCGCCGTGACTATGAGCGTGAGCGTGCCTGGGCAGTTAGCAAGCAGCCTAGAGCATTGAAGACTCGTCCGATTCTTGCTAGACAATCTAAAAATATAAGTTTTAAAGGCTCTTTTGAGGATACAAAAGAGCTTATGGAAGCTTATTCTGGCAAAGACGTAGATGTTCCTGGCATATTTAAAGAAAGAACACAGGTCAATATTGACTTTTCTCAAAATGATTTCCCGCTAAACATACAAAAGCAAATTGCTGTTGCATCTGAGCATGCTTTTAATTTTATGGGTGACAGCATTAAACAGCCCCTGACCTTCAAGCTAAACAACAAGCTTGAGTATGGCGTACTCGCCCAGGCATCTCGTAGAGATGGCGCAGCTGTTATTGAAGTATCTGATTCTTTATTTAAGAAGAAAGTAGATGAATGCATCCAAGTTATTTTTCATGAGATAGCTCACACAAAAGAGTGGAATCTATCTACAATGGAAGAATGGGATAAAGAAATAGATGCAATACTTGATTTTAGAAGTGGAGAAACAGATCATCTTCAAAAATCAAAATTGAATCAAAAGCTTAAACAAGCTTTTATAAATTCTAAAGTTCCTGTCCTCTACGATGACTTGTTGGGTAGAATCCAATTTAGTAAAAATAGTGATTTAAAGCACTTAATGAGCATGTCACCATACATGAAGAGTTATAATGAATTAGAAGATGATGCGGGGTCAGAGCTCCTTGCTGAGTCACTAAGATTTGTTGCAGTTAATGGATTTGGTAAGAACAAAATCGCTGATATTGTTGTAAGGGAGGCTCTCTCATGGTAATTGACTTCGATATGCTTTGTGACTCACTTGATATCTCTTTTGATTCTTTAATGAGGGGTAGCAACTCTTATGCTCGTGAACATGTTAGGTTGTTAAAAAAGTATGGGGATAAGCTCACAAGATTAAAAGATTTAGCAATTCTAATGGGACTTCCAAATGATGAGCAAATTGCTCTTATACGCAAGAGGAAATATTTTAAAAGATATCCTGAGTATTTCACTTGGGATGGTCCTACTAAAAAGGCTGAACAAGAACTTACTCCATTGCTAGAAAAATAAAAGCTTAACTCTTAACCCCGCAATAAGCGGGGTTTTCTTTTAGCTGTTAACACTCACAGACAATTCTTTCAGCGCAGGAAAAGGACCTGCGATTGACTGAAAGGATTTGGTCTATGCATCGTAATGGATCTCCTGCACCAGACGAGGTAACAGAGGAAAAGAAAGACTCTGACACCCAAGACTCTACGCAGGAAAACCAGTCCCAGGACCAAGTAGCAGAAGAGGAAGCATCTTCCCAAGACTCTGCTACAAGCGAGGACACAAGCGCAAACGTCAACACCCACAAGCTAGAGCGTGACTTGGCTAACCGTGAGAAGCGCATTAAAGAGCTGGAAGCAGAGCTCGCAGAGTCGAAGAAGTCTATGGCTTCTTCTGATGAGCGTATCTCTGCCATTGAAAAGCAGCTTAAAGACTCACAGGAAGCTAAGGAGAAGGCAGAAGTTGAAGCAAAGCTTACTTCTGCTGGCTGCATTGACTTAGAGCTTGGTAGAGCTGCTCTTGCTGCTCTAGAGGGTGACGTTGCCAAGCTGAAAGAAGCTAAGCCATATCTCTTCCAGTCTGAGCCAAAGAGCGTAAACACTACCGGCAAGCCCGCTGGCAGCTCTTCTGGCATTGCTCGCAACATTAAGGAAGGACTTGGCAAATAATGATTAACCTCACTACCCTTGCAACCAACTCTGGCGATAAGCTCACACAGGGCTTCATCAATGAGCTTGTCACTGACAACTATCTGCTCGGTGCGCTCACCTTTGATGACTGCATGAACGCTTCTGGCACTTCTGACTTGGTTTACGGCTATAAGCGCGTAAAGACCCCATCTTCTGCTGCATTCCGTGCGCTTGGTGCTGAGCCAGTCGCATCTGAGCCAACTGTTGAGAAGAAGACTACCACCCTTGGTATTCTTGGCTCTACGTTCCAGATGGATCGTGTTGCCAAGGCTGCTGCAGATGACCTCTACGAGATGTATCTGGAGCAGGCTAAGGACGCAGTCTCTCGCAAGTTCAACGCCAGCATCTTTGCTCCTACCAAGGATGCAAACGGCTTTGACGGTCTTGCAGCTGCTCTGAAGACCACCTCTACTGAGATGACCTCTAAGACTGATGTCAAGGTCACCACTAAAGAAGCTGCTCTTGCTTACCTTGAGGAGCTTGACACCATGCTATCAAACCTCATGCGTACCCCTGACGTGCTCATGATGAATGCAGCTCAGTACACCAAGCTGAACGCACTGCTTCGTGTTGTTGGTCTTGGCACTGAGTCCAAGGAGACCGCTGGCAATGTTGTTAAGGCTTACAACGGCATCGCCATTCATGAGGTCCGTGACGGCTCTATTACTGACGGCTCTATCTACGCTGCTTGCCTTGGCATGGATGGATTCCATGGTATTACTCTCAAGGGTGATAACGCATTCACCGTTGCGCTTCCTGACTGGACCACTCCTGGTGCTGTCAAGAACGTTGATGTTGAGTTCGTCTGTGGCGTTGCTCTTAAGGCAACTAAGGCTGCTGGTGTCTTGAAGCCTAAGGCTGCTTAATGGCAACCCCAAGCCTTACATACGACTTCTACCGCAACACGTATAAAGGCTCTCTTGGCGAGGGTGAGCTAGATGCTCCCCTCGTCAAGGCTCAAGCACTACTTGTCTCAATGACTGGTGAAGAGATTCCTGAGAAGTACAGCGAGAAATGGCTTCTTGCCCTCTGTGCACTATGCGACAGAGTAGCTGGCAAAGACACGCGTGGAATGGTTAAGAGTGAGAGCGTGGGTAGTGTGTCCTACACCTACACAGACGCTCAAGCAAGCGTCTCTGACCTTTCCTGCGTGTATCCCTTCTTAGTTGGCACAGGTCTTCTTTGGAGGGGTATTCGATGATTGCCTGGGATACTGTCACCGTCTGGCACAAGCAGGATAAGGGGTTCACGCGATCTATCTATCAAGGTGTACACGTTGAAGAGAAGCTCGCTAATACCGCTTCAACCGTAGGACCACAGAACGCCAACGTGCTTAAGATGTGGTTCTTCAGAGACCCAGGTCTCAAGGCTGGTGACTTCGTTATTCGTGGCATTAGCTCTGAGGAGAAACCAGCAACAGACGCACGTATGGTGCGCTCAGTAAACCCTTATTCCACTCACCACGAGACACATCATGTGGAGGTAGAAGCCAGATGAAAATGCGTGTGGTTGACGTTGATGTTGAACGCTGCAAAGACAAGGTGTCAAACGCTGTAGAAGCTGCCCTTGGCATCGTTGCTGAAAACGTACTAGCTGACTGTAAGACTTATGTCCCTTATGACTCAGGAGCTCTGCAAGGCTCTGGCTCTACCCGTCAGACTGGTAGTGCTGCTTATGTTGAATGGGGCGCAGGAGATGCTTCAGCTTATGCACGTGTTCAGTATTACTCAACACACAACCACAACACACTTCAGAATGCCCTGCACGCTCCTAATGCCTGTGACCATTGGTATGACCGTTGCGCAGGTGTTAGAGGTAATGCATGGCAGCAAATGTTCGCAAAAGTTCTTGGAGAGAAAGTTGGAGGGGCATGGTAGACATCGCTCAAAGCGTTACTGACTGGCTAAAAGATATCCTCACAGGTATTCCTGTTGAGTATGGTCAGTTCCCCAACGGTACTGGAGCTGCACAAGCAATGCTTAAGGCTGCTCCGGGTGAACCTTGGGTGCTTCATTATTGCTCTGGTGGCGGTATTAAGCAGTTCCCATATGAGGTGTATCTGCAGACACGCCCATTAGACGAGCAGGAGCGCATTGACGGTCTTGCCATGCTGCGCAAAGTCCAAGCTGCCATTGAAGACGGTGGTGCACCAGAGGGCGTTGTTGTGTATGCCCATGATGTCACCACACTGCCATCTCCCTTCAGTGTTGGTGAGGATGGAGTCGCAACCTACCAGCTTATCGCCCAAATCAAGTACAGGGTTTAACCCTTAAAGAAAGGAAGTATTATGCCAGAATCACCAGCTGTCGTACAGCCAACAGAAACACAGCGTACACCTGTTTCTATTTACGAGATTCAGCACTGGATTAAGTTCCCTGGACAGACGAACTTCATCCGTGTTACTGAGACCACTAAGGCAGACCCAGAGCGTGAAGCTAAGTCTTATGAGCCAACCTATATTGACCGCAAGACCCAGCCTAAGTACAACCTGGGCAAGACTGACACCTTCAGTTTTGAGGTTGACGCAATGGGTCCTGGCGGTATCCAGAAGATTCTTGCAAGCTATGAGGATGTTCTAGACGTACCTGTTGAGTATGTCCGCACTTGTGGATATGACTTCAAGGCAGGTAAGGCTTGCGAGAAGACCGCACTCGTTGCTAAGCACGCAAAGGCAACGCTGAATGTCTCGCCATTCTCCGGCTCTGACATTGCACCTATCAAGATTGCCTTTAAGGTCGCAATCACCGATGAGTACGAGTACGGCACCTTCAACTATGACACTGCAGCTTTTACTAAGGCTGCATAGACATAGTCCCCATTCCTCTCCTCTCTGGGGAAGCACCCAGCATATGCTGGGTGCTTTTTTTATTTGGCGTTACCTGTGGCACAAGATATGAGCCAAGGTAAACCCATAGAGAGGAACACTTATGGCACTTAAGAACTACAAGCTTGATGGCGCACCAAAGGCAAAGGTAAAGATTGAGGGCAAGACTTATGATGTGGATCTAGGCAACATCACATTCGTTGTGGAAGCCAACTCTTGGGCAAAGCGTCTGTCATCGTTTACAGGGCTCACAAATGATGAGGTAATGGACAACCTCACAACACTTGCAGATGAAGCTCACAATATCGTTGCTTTTGCGCTTGGTGAGGAAGCTGCAGAGGAGCTTATTGGTAAGGCAAACAGGCTCAACATTTACCGCTTGATGAAGATTATCTCAATTCTGACAGAGGTCTATTCAGCAAGCGACGCTGTGTCTAAGGTCTCTGAGCTTATCACGCAAGAGAACTCCAGCATGGACGAGTAATCCATGTTTCTAGACTCGGTTATCAAGGGTGCTCCCGTCACAGTTGATGTGGCGGGAGTATCTGTACCCATTAAGAGTGGATTCAGAACCTCGCTCATCTATATGACGATGGATACAGAGAACAGTGCTGTTGCTAATGCGAGGACACTAAACCTTTTCTACGCTCAAAATGGCACACTTCCAGACCAAGTGTCTAAGTATCCAGTAGAAGCTCTTCAGGCAGCGTCTGAGTGGGTTGCAGGGGCATTTGACACTATCTCATACGGTGAGCAGTACAAGCGCATCCAGTACTACAGAAAGAAAAACTTTGATTGGCACTATGACGCTGGCATTGTGACCGCTGACTTCATGCGTGTCTACTCAATAGACCTTACCAGCAAAGCCACACAGCTTCACTGGTATACCTTCATCAACTTATATCTGGCACTACTTGCCACGCCAGACACGCTCACAGGGCAAGCGGTGGCTGCAAGAAGCCCGCTTGAAGGAGACACTACAAAAGAAGAAGAGCGTGCTCATGCTAGGCGTGCACAAGCTTGGGCGTTACCTCCAACAGAAGATGAATTGAAGGAGATGGCACTCCGTAACTTCTAACTTCTAGGAGGTCAATTTGGCAGACGGAAAAGTAGTCATTGAGATTTTAGGTGACTCTTCCAAGTTCGCCAGCGAGGTTTCCAAGCTCACAGATACGACTTCTAAGGCAATTTCAAGCCTTGGCAGTGGATTCTCTAAAGCGGGCACCGTACTTACCGCTGCAATTACCGCTCCCCTTGCTATCGCAGGTGTTAAGGCTGCTAGGTGGGCAAGCCAAACTGCAGCAAATGCTGAGCAAGTAGACATTGCCTTTAATACCATGCTTGGTCCTGAGCGTGCTAAAAAGATGATTGCTGATCTAGTTGAGTTTGCTAAGACTACGCCGTTTGAGATGGCAGGACTTAATAAAGCAACTCAGCAGATGCTCGCTTATGGCTTTGCTGCTGATGATGTCATCCCCATGCTTACAGACGTTGGTAACGCAACTGCAGCACTTGGTGCTGGACAGCAAGGAATTGACGCTATCACTCGTGCTTTAGGTCAGATGCACGGTAAAGGTACTGCAGCTTCACAGGAAATGATGCAGCTTACTGAGGTTGGTATTCCTGCTTGGGAGTACCTCGCAAAAGCACTGCATACAGACGTTGCTGGTGCAATGGAAATGGTTACCAAGAAAGCAGTCAGTGCTGATGTAGCCATCGCAGCAATCAGGGCTGGTATGCAGGGTGACTTTGGCGGGCTCATGATTAAGCAGTCCAGGACACTTACTGGCGTGCTATCAAACCTTTCTGATGCAGCAACCGCAACCATCATGAAGATGTACCAGACTGACAGCTACAAGAAGATGACAGACGCGCTCTCCAAGCTTGCAGACCCTATTCAGAAGCTTGTTGAGTCACTTATGCCACTTTTTGAGCGTGGTATGGAAGCTCTCGCTGCTATGGCAACTAACGCAGCTAATGCAATCAATCAGATGTCAGCTTCAGACATTCAGACCATTGCAAAGTCTATTGGAATGCTTGCCGGCACTGGTCCTGCACTTCTTGTCATCGGCAAGTCTATGGAGACCGCTGGCAAGATGCTCGGAGCGTTCTCCAAGGCTTCAAATGTTGTTGCAAATGGTCTATCTGTTATCAAGGGAATGATCCCTGGCACACTCTCTACCGTTGCAGGTCTAAGCACAGGCTTTAAGTCATTCTTTGGCGCAATCGCTGCAACAGTCCAGGACAGGCTGGAGACTGCAATTCTTTACGCGTGGGAGTTCAGAGACAAGCTTGTGAAGGCTTTTAGCGGTCTTAATAACCCCATTAAGAACAAGCTTGTATCCATTGTTTCTGCTGCGCAGACCACGTTTAAGAGCATGGCAGCAACTGCAACGATGCACCTCTCCTCCATTGCGAGAAATGCTCAGGGCGTACTAGCGACTGTTGGTGGTAACGTGGCTCAATTCATGAGTCCTGTAACCTCTGCACTCTCTAAGGCTGGCAGTGCAATCTCTACCTTCGCTGCTCCTATTGCTGCCAAGCTTGGTGGCGTTGGTAATACCATTGCGGGCGTTCTAGGACCTGCCCTCACAGGCTTAGGACCTAAGCTTCTAGGAGCAGTACAGCCAGCTATGGGTGTGGTTGCAAACCTCGCTTCTGGCTTTGGCAGCGCAACTGTGGTACTTGGCGTGCTCTCAATTGCTGCAGCGGTAGCTGGCACAGCATTTGTTGCCATGGGCGGAGACATCACACAAGCAGCTGCAAACATTGCAAGCAATATTGTTGGTATCGCTGACACAATTCCTGGACTTGCTTCTCAAATCAGCTCAGTTCTTCCACAGGTGGCTTCTGGTCTTGCTTCTGCAGGTCCTACGCTGGCACATGCCTTTGAGGTTCTCTTTGGTCAGATGGGTGCAGCATGGCAGCAGATTGCTCCAGGACTACTGGAAGCAGTTGGAGCTGCAGCTGGTGCAATCTGTGACATTCTCGTGGCTTCCGCGCCTTCTCTCATGGCAGGAGCAATGCAGGCGTTCACCTTTATCCTGCAAGCACTCACTGAAGTTGCAGGACAGCTTGCAGAAGCAGCTCCACAGATCCTGCAAGGTCTTGTTGATGGATTTATTGCTAATGCTCCGGCTCTCTTTGAAGCAGCGCAGGGGCTGTTTATGGCTCTCGTTGATGGCGTTGTGGCAATCATCCCAACGCTGGCAGCAGCCCTACCACAGATTATTGATGTATTCATTACAGGACTTCCTGGCTTTGTTGGAACATTGCTCTCAGCTGCAGTGGACCTCTTTGTGGCAATCGTGAACGCTATCCCCGTAATTCTTCCAGGACTCATTGGCAACGTTGGCAACCTCATTGGCACCGTTGTCTCCAATCTTCCAACGTTTATTGGAATGCTACTTGGTGCAGCAGTAACGCTCTTTACAGCCATTGTCGCAGCAGTCCCGCAAATTATTGGAAGCTTGCTTGGTGCAGTCGGAAACCTCCTTAACCAAGCAAAGAACGCCATCACAAGCTTTGACCTTGGTAGCGCAGGACGTGCATTCATCCAAGGCTTTGTAAATGGTGTTTCTGGTCTTGCTGGCTGGGTAGTAGACCAAGTCTGTGGAGTCTTTAACGGCGTTGTCGGTGCAGTTAAGGCACTTCTTGGCATTCACTCGCCATCACGCGTTATGGCTGGTCTTGGTGGCTACACGGTTGACGGCTTTGTTGTTGGTATTGCGGGCGGTAAGCGAGACGTTTACAAGGCAGCACAAGACCTTGCAGAAGCTGCTCAGAGTGGCGTAGATGGCTATGCACTCAATGTTCCTATTAACAAACAAATGGATATGACAGCGTCCCTTGTGGCTAATGGCATCTACGCAGATACCAACCAAGCCATTGCAGATCTCTCAGCACAGATGGACATCATGACTAAGCGCATTGAGGATGCATACGGAAAGCCTGTAAGAGTTGACGTAAATAACCGTGAATTTGGTCGCATGGTAAGAGAGGTGAGCGCATAATGCGCACAGATATTAGATACACAACCTCTGACGGAAGCAAGAACATGGAGTTTGGAGGGGCTGACAAGTCCCTTCACTACATGGAACACGAACTCAGAGACTGGATGTGGTCATACACATCAGGCAAGAACTCAAGCAGGATTACGTCATTCAGACGGCGTGACCATAAGCCAAAGACAATCAAGTTTCCTGTTGGAATCGCTGCTGAAAGTGATGAAGAGGGCTTAGAGCTGCGCAACCGAATTATTGAGCTTGGCGAGAAAGACATCCTAAACCGCACCCCAGGGACGCTCACAGTAGGCTCTTGGGGTATCCGTTGTTACATTATCGGCGGTGCTCCTACAAACTACTGGCTTTCTGACAAGTTTGCAGAGTTCACCTTAACGCTTCTGGTTGAGGACCCTACATGGTTTAAGGCAACAACTCTCTACTTCGAGCATGAGACTGCCGGTGCTGTTGCTGGCGTTAAGCCTGACTTCCCAAGAGACTTCCCCTTTGACCTTGTCCAGGGTAAGCCCGCTAAGTCATTTACTAACCCTTCTAAGAGCACATCTCCTTGGCTTTGGCGCGTCTATGGTCCTGCCACAAACCCATACATCAGAATTGGTGAGAACCTGCACAAGGTAAACACCACTATTGCAGCTGGTGCATACCTTGAGGTTGATTCGCAAAGCAAAACGGCTGTTGTGGTGCAGGATAACGGCACCCGCGAGAACGTCTATAAGTTCCGAGAGCGCGGAGCTCACGGCTCCGGCTCGTATCTTTTTGAGCCAATTAAGCCAGGAACTGATGACATCACATGGGATAACACCTTTGACTTTGACCTCACCCTCTATGAGACGCGCTCTACACCGCCTTACGAGAAGGAACAACCACAGGGTGAGACTCGCACACCAAGGGCGGTAAGCACTCAGAGCGTACCTAGTGAGGTGAGTGCATAATGCCAGATATTAGCTATACAGACGCAACACATCTCGATATTGGCGTGCTCAAAGGAGCACGCCTTGACCTCGAATATGGAGACACGGGTAACGACTTTGAGCTTACGCTCGATATTGACTCTGAGCAGCGTCTCGATGATGGAGCGTATGTCTATGTTGAGGGCACTGAATGGGGCGGTGTGGTTGACGCACGAGAGTCTAACTCAGGCAACAACACAATTACGTATATTGGTAGATCATGGCAAGGCATTATTAGAGACAAAGTTCTAGAGCCACCGAGTGGTGAAGACTATCTCAGTGTGCGTGGTGAAGCTCATGGAGTTCTAAAACAGCTTATTCAGCGTCTCGGACTTACTAACCAGTTCAAGGTTTCAGAAGAAACTTCTGGTATTACCGTCAAATACACCTTCGATAGGTATTGTGACGCTTGGACAGGCATCAGAAAAATGCTGGCTGACTCTTCAGCGCGTCTCAATATTGAGTACAACTCCATTGATCGCATGATTGTACTTTCGGTAAAGTCCATTACAGACTGGACTGATGGAGCAGACGCTGAACACTCAGACGTAACCATTAAGAGCGTTGTAAGACCTTACAACCATCTTATTTGCCTTGGCTCTGGTGAGCTTAAGAACCGTATTGTGTTGCACTTCTACGCAGATGAGCGAGGAAACATCTCCACTACACAGACACTCTTTGGCATTGATGAGCGCACAACCACATACAACTACACCAACGCGAGTCGTGAAGAGCTTGAGAAAGACGGTCCTAAGAAGCTTAAAGAGTATCAAGCTGCTGACTCAATTAACGTCACGCTTGACGATGATGAAGAGTTCGGCATTGGTGACATTGTTCCTGGCATTGATCCTGTCACTGGCTTACACGTTACAGCAACGGTTGGAACTAAGGTCATTATTGTCACTGATACCCAAGTAAGCATTAGTTACAAGGTTGGTGGAACGGCTAGCAACACTTCTTCATCTGGCACCGCCGAGCGTGGTTCTTCAACAGGCTCAGGCGCAGTATCAAGCTCATACACAGCGGGCACGGGCATCTCCATCGCTGGACGCACCATCTCTGCAGAAGTATCAAGAGCAGACTTCAAGAGCCTTGAGAACAAAGTAAATGAAGCCCGCAAGGTAGCTACAGATTCAGCTAGTGAGATTGGCAGAGCCACACTACAGGTTGACTCTAAAGTGGCAGAAGTCACTGTAACAACACCACTCAAAGCTCAGCGCACAGGTGGCACAGTCGCACTTACGCATGAGCCTTCTAGTGTGACCGCTGGCACATACGGCTCTGAGAGCGATATAGACGCTTCTTGGGGTAACACAGTGCAATTAGGCGCAACTGTGAGTGTAAACGCCTTAGGACACGTCACAGACGCTCAGACGCACACCGTAAAGCTTCCTGCAAAGCCAACATATACAGCACAAGAAGTTGGCGCAGCTCCTGCAAACCACACACACTCATACGCTGGCGCATCCACTCCAGGTGGTGACGCTAACGCTGCTAAGAAGCTCTCACAGCCACGCACTATCAAGCTGGTTGGCTCTGTGAGTGGTACAGCTTCATTTGACGGATCTAGTGACGTGACTATTAACGTCCAGGGAGCAACTCAAGGCGGTGCAACCACACCATCTTTCCCCGTTGGCTCAGTAATTGAAACAACTTCATTTGTTAACCCGCAATCAAACTACGGAGGTAGATGGCAACAACTACCTTCTCTTGGCTGCTTTAAATGGGAAAGGACAGCTTAATGGCAAAAACAAGTGGCTTTGCACGCTTTCAATGCGATAGGTGCAAGAAAGAAGCCTTTCTACTTGAAAGTGACTTTGCGACATCGCAATGGAAGAGCATAAGCAGAGTATCAGCAGACGGCGTTCAGCAGAGTTATCTTCTCTGCCCTGACTGCGCTGCAAAGTATCGCGAGCTCGCACGCAAACGTGATGAAGAGTTCGCTCAATTCATGGTAAAGGAGGGTTAAATGGCTTTTGATGGTGTTATTTCATTCCAAGGTAGGGACCACATTACAGCCCCTCAGATTGGTAGGCTAATCGCGGGTGTAGCCGGCTCTGTTCGTGGCATCCTGCAGACTCAGAACCAAATCAAGGCTGCCATGCAGACAGCCAACAGGGTTCGCATTGACACAGGTGACGTGCTCTTTGACGCTCGTATGGTGACTAATGAGGAGCCTTTTGAGCTTAATGTTGCTAATGGTCGAGCAGGTTATAAGCGTAATGACTTAGTTGTACTGAAGTACTCTAAACAAGTTGGCGGTGTAGAGAAGTTCACTTGCGAGGTTATCCAGGGCACTCCAACCAACCAAGGTAATCCGGTAGACCCAACATATGTTAAGGGTGACATTCTCTCAGGATCTACTACAGCTTGCATGCCCCTTTATAGGCTGCCAATCAACGGCATTACCGTTGGTGAGCCTGTGTCTTTGCTACCAACTATCAACGTTCTTGGAGATGACAAAAAGCAGTCTGACACTGACTTTGACGTAATATTCCTGCAACCACAAGGCAGCTACAACAACTTCTGGCATATCTACCGCACTGGCGATTCTGTAACCATCAAGGTTCGAGGCTGGTTGGCTAACAATATTGCTTACGACGCTGTCCGTTGCCCCTTCACTCTTCCAGAAAACTCAAGACCTCCTCTGGTGGATCATGAGAAGTACAACTCAGCTACAGATGGTAATGAGTCAATTGTGTATATGCCTGGAATTTGTCCTGGACATGCTGACGTTATCACTGCTATTTCCGCGCGTCCTGATGGAAACATCTACCTTCAAGACCAAGGCGGAAAAGTTTCTAACGCTTGGCGTTATGGCTCTCTCACGTACACGGTAAGGCATTAGGAGGTGACGGAATGAACATCACAGCTGAGATGGTCTCTTTCTTTATCTCTATTGTTGGCGCGTTCTTGGGTGGTCTTGTTGCCATCTCGAACTGGCAGCGCGCTAGTCGAGAAGACAAAGAGAAGGAAGACGCTTGGAAGAGTACCATCACCAACACCCTCACGCGCTTAGAGACGCGACAGCAAGTCATGAATGAGCAACTGGGCAAGTATCAGCAATCACTTTCTGACTTGACTGCCACGCTCACACAGCACACAGCCGAGCTTTCCGTTGTTGGGATTGTGGCGCGAAGGGCGGATGAAGTATCAAAAAAAGCAGCAACAGACCTCGCCGAGGTCAAAACAGACGTGAAGAACCTAGACTCTCGCATTACAAAGCTTGAGAAGTAAAGGAGCAACAACATGATTAACTGGAAAGTACGTCTTCATAATCCCGCGTGGTGGCTGGGAATGTTCGGAATCGTCATGAGTCCTGTCTTGGCTTACCTCGGACTGGCTTACTCTGATTTGACCACTTGGGGAAGTTTGGCTGATGTGTTCGTGAAGTTCATCAGCAATCCTTATCTGATTGGCACTGTTGTGGTGGCTATCTTGGGTGCTATTGGTGTCACGGTTGACCCAACTACAAAAGGACTAAGCGATAGTGATCGTGCAATGACCTACGTACAGCCTTCTGAGCGTCCTGCAAGCTACATGACAGGCAACACTGAACCAACTAACACGCAGCCAAAAGAAGAGCCACAGAATGGAGCTGACAATGCTTAGGGGCATTGATGTAAGCGGTTATCAGGCATTGGGTGCGACATACTCGCACCCAAATGTCGAGACTGCATACAATGGTTCTGACTTCGTGATTTCCAAGGCTACTCAGGGCACCCAACCAATGAACCGCTACATGACTGCACAGCTTCAGCGAGCCTTAGCAGACGGCAAGCTCATTGGTGTCTACCACTACGCAGAAGGTGGCTCACCTGTTGCAGAAGCTGACGCGTTTGTTGCTTGTGTCTCTAACTACATTGGCAAGGCTCTTCTGTGTCTTGACTGGGAGAATGGTGACAACGATGCGTGGGGCTCAACGGTATGGGCAAGGCAGTTCGTTGACCGTGTCTATGCTAAGACAGGCATTTACCCAGTTGTGTACACCTACCCCGCTGGACGCTCACAGGTAGCGTCTTGTGCTGATGTGTCTCGCTTGTGGATTGCTGGATACCCTGACAACCGTTTCTCGTGGGACTTGCCTGACATGATCTATAACACTGGCGCATGGGGCGATTGGACCATTTGGCAGTATTCCAGCGCGGGCGGTACCGTTGACCTCGATGTGGCAAAGCTCACTTACGCAGAATGGGAGCAGCTCGCTCAAGGTGAGTCCAAGTTTGAGCCACACTGGGTTAAGAATGCAACGGGTTGGTGGTATGCGACCAGTCCAAGCACGTATTACTACAGTCAGTGGGCGTTCATTAGCGGTTCCTGGTACTACTTTGATGCTCGAGGTTACGCGGTCACAGGTTGGTATTTTGACGGCGCAGATTGGTTCTACCTCTGCCCAGAGGAAGGACCACAGGAGTGTGCCATGCTCACGGGTATGCAGCACATTGGAAGTTGCGACTACTATTTTGCCAATGATGGTCGCATGGCAACGGGTATCTTCGATGCGGAAGGCAAGAAGTATCTTGCTTCCGAGAATGGCAACCTGCTTCCCGCTGGCGTACACGTCCACAATAACCACGCTTACGCAGTCAATGCTGACGGCTCTGTCAAGGCTGACAGTACCGTGCAAGTTGATACTGATGAGGTCGGTCGATTGACTTCATTGCACTAATCAACACGTCTAGAGCTGCTCGGAAGAGTGCAAGACTAGACTTATAAGCCCCTCTCACTTCAGTGGGAGGGGTATTTTTTATGAGTAAATACTCCAACTCACAATTTACATACCTTAAAACGGCTTACAACAAGCCATTTAACTGGGGAAACGCAGCCACAAACTAGCTAATATAAAGCGTAGAACAGACTTGGTATTTTGTGTCCTTTGCGTGTCCTAAATCTTAGAAACACACCAATTTAGCAAACTAGCTTTTTATATAACCGCAGGTAAACTATAGTATAAAACATACAAACATTACTAGACAACAATATACCTGTATTGGGAATAGAATAAAAGACCAGTTAAAACGCTATGTAATGCCTATTTGTGTCCCAGAATGTCCTAACCGTTAATTATTTCTTGCACGGTATTGTACCCATGCTTCTCCTACAACATCCGCAAACTGTCTCCATTGCGGACGATCATAGTGTATTTCACCAACACCCTTTCCAGCGTGACCCATTATCTTCTCTACATAGTCAGAATCTATACCTAACTCCCAACGCATGATAGTGCGCCAAGAATTGCGCAGATTCCTAAATGGAATGTATTTAAGATTCTTTTCTTTGAGAAGCCTATTCCATACATAACGCACTACCTGCTGACTTACTGGCTTTCCATAGCCTTTATCCGTAAGCCAGTCTGTATCAATGGAGAGAATGTCTTTTGACCATGGCTCTGGGATGACTATAGGTCTCTTGCTTTGTGACGTCTTTAGCTTGTTTAGCACTTCTCCGTTATTATCTACTTGTGTATCAATATCAATAATGGCAAGCGTCATGCCTGCGTATTCATAAGACATGATGTTTTCTTTTCTTACGCCTAATGACTCACCAACACGGCATGAACCAATGCCACAGAGAATAGCTGGAATATAAGCAACAGAGCCACGCAGAGCTTCTAGAACTTCGCAAAGTTCACTAAGCGAGTAAACAGCCGTATCACGCTTGTTTGACTGTTTTGGCATTCTATACGTGACGTTTGCAGGGTTTGCTGGTAGCAGCTCAAGCATGACGCACTTATCGAGGATTTTACGCAGCAACATAAGCGATGTCTCAGCGATTCCCTGCGTCATAGTGAGCAACCATTCCTGGATTCCAAAAGGTTTAATTGCCGTAATTGGCAAACTCCCCCAAACAGGATCTATGTGCCTTGTCCATCTACTAACATAGTTCTTGTATGAGTTCTGAGAAAGTTCTTCCGTCTTTAATTGTTCTTGCAACTCTGGAAGGTACCACGCTTCAAAAGCCTGCCTGAGCGTTGGCACAGGCTTGTCTTGGCTGTGTTCTATGCGTCTTTGCGCTAATACTTCATCAGCTTGCTTACGTGTTCCATAGACGGTCTCAGAGTGTCTTGTGAATCCTCTGCCGTCTCCCGTGTCAGCCATATAGCGAATTCTGCGTTTCCCAGGACCCATTGGCTGGTTTGAACCCCATGAAGAACGTTTACGTGGCATAATGTATATACCTTCCTAACGAGATGGAGGTTGCTCCCTGTATTGTCTTGGCGGACGCAGGGAGCTTTTTATTTCGTTACTCTTCCTCAGATGCAGCTTTTGACTTTGTAACTGGCTTCTTGCGTTCGTCTTTCTTCATTTTTGCAATTGCCTTGCGACTATCATCCGTTACTTTTTCGGGCAAGAATAGGCGCGAAATCAAAGCCTCTGCAATTTCTGAATTTTTAAGGTTCTGACCTGTGGTGTTCTTGATAGCAACTCGCAGCTTATTAATGACTTCGGTTGAGATGATATGGTCTGCAAGGTTCTCTCCAGAGAGAGCAATACGTCTCTGGTAATAGTCATCAATCTCATTCTTACGATGTGCTTCTTCAGAGAGTAGATAGAGCAGCTCGGTTTTCTGCGCTGGAGCTGTTTCCTTGTCGGAGATGGTAACTCTAAACACCAGTTTTGTGACAGGGATTTTTCCTTCGAGCTTAGTGCGATAGACCTGCCAATCATCACCATTTGTGAGAATAATCCAATCAATACCCTCATCAACAGCATATTGACGTGCTTGATTAAGGTGTGTTTCCTTGAGTTTAAGACCAATTTGCTTGACCTCAACGACAAATACCTCTTCATCTGATGTGCGAACAACATAATCTGCAAAGCGAGAGCCAATCATCTGCTCAGCTGTGACATTGTCAAATCTATCCCAGCCGAGATACTCGCACAGAATGTCTGAGACAATCTTTCGAGTGTCAGCTTCTTTGAAGTCTTCAGTGCGTCCCTTCTCAACAATCGTTGTCATACGCCTTAAGCCTTTTTTGATACGGTCCTTCGCCTTGTCTTGGTAAACAGCCATTTCCAAAATCCTTTCATAACTATTTCAAGCTTTATATAACTAATCCAATTCTTTAGCTGACTGGTACCACACAACAACACCAACAACCTTAATTGGGTGCTCATCGTCAGTAAAAATAAGGTCTTCAAACTCTTCATAGCTATCAGCCACAAGCATTAGGCTCTTACTTCCTTTATACCAACGTCTCATAATTGCTTGGTAGTCTTCTGTCTCAGCAACCACGATGGATCCATTAGAGGGGTACACATCCGGGTCTACTAAGACATGGGCACCTTCTGGAATAACATGGTTCATACAATTACCTTCGACCTCAAGGGCGAAGGCATTAGGGTGATTATTTGCAACGCTAGAAGGGACATTGATTGTTTTCTCAGCTGCTTCCTCATCAGTGAGAGAGCCAGCGTGAACCCTGCCAAAAGACAATAGAGGAATATATGTATCCTCACATCCTCTTACCTTCATAGCTCCCGGAATACTTGAGCGATAGCAAACATCCATTCCGTTATCTTCAATGATGTTGCTCTTGGAGATGTTGAAGTAGTCAGCCATGCGCTGGATTGCTCCCATACGTGGCTCAGAGAATCCACCTTCCCATTGAGAGACAGCACCTCTTGAGACGCCAGCAATCTCAGCTAGCTGTTCCTGAGTAATCTGGTTCATCTCGCGAAGCTTAATAATGTTTTCCCTGATAGCCATGAGGTTTCCTCCTGACGTTAATTATTTTTTACATTTTACGTTAAAATCTCTTGACATACAATGCTAGTTTATCTAGCATACTAAACAACCAAATTAAACGCCTTGGAGAGGAGGTGTTGAGCATGAGACGAAATGAATCACTTTTTGAAGCCCGCAAAGCTGCTGGTATTACTATGCAGGAAATGGCTGATGAACTGGGTATTTCTCGTCAAACATACAAGAAAATTGAAGAAAATCCAGCCATTGCAACCGTTTTGCAAGCTAGACGTATCTGCGCTGTTTTAAGCCGTAGTTACGAGAGTATTTTTTTCGGTCGAAATGCTAGTTTAACTAACGTTAAATAGGTATTTTCCATCCTTCTTTTTATGTATCTTGCAAACCGAATAGACGTAAATCGTTACAGGGAAAGCAACAACACTTGCTCAGCTTCTTGAGTTGGTGAGTACCTGTTGAAATAAAGTGAATGGCTAATAGTTGCCAGATAACGTTGCATGGTCGTAGTGATAACCATGTAGGACCTTACAGTCCGCCACGCAAAAGCGTGAAGAGCGTGCATAGACGCTTTGTTTCTATGCAAACCCAATCTAAAAAGTTTGCCCTCACGCTGTCGCATAGCGCAAGGGCGTTGTTCTCCCTGGAGGTGAACATATGAAGAGTATACCGCTTCAAATCAAGAAGATTGCCGTTGGAGCTTACATCTGCTCAGTTATGACAGGCATCTTATTTG